GGTATCGTCCATGTGATTCCGAAGAATCCCCGGTCAGCCTGGCCGGTAAGGTTTCGGCGCGACTATATCACGCAGGTTTGTCAGATTGCTGCGCATCTTTGATTTGCGCTTCGCCCTGTTGTTTCAGCCGCATCCAGAGGTCAACGGTGGCCTCCAGCGGCAGCTTACCCAGCCCCGCCATGATCAGATTGACGTCGTTGACGGACAGGTCGGTCAGGGTGATCTTGATGTCGTTCATGTCAGGCTTGGGTAGTTGCCCACGGCAGCGGCGGTTGAATGACCGGCGGGTTGATCTGGTTGTCGATCTGCTGCGCCACAGCAGCCTCAGTGGCGGCCTTGTCAACGCCGGAAGACCACACCCAGCCCAACACCTGCTCTTGCGTCAGGTCGGCGTAGGGCGTGAAAGAGCTGTCAGCTTCAGCGGCTTGGGTGAAAGAGCAGGTGGAGTACACCGTGCCGGTGTAGGCCCCGTCAGTGCCCGTGCAGCGCCATCCGCATTCGATGACGTACTCCGGCGGGGTTGCGGTGGTGGGGGTGGTGCGAAGCCATTCGATGGTCCAGGTGATGTTCATGGTGTGGTCTGCTTAAGGTTAATTGCGTCAGACCGCCACCGACCCATCCATGTCAGACTGCGCCATCACCCAAGCGTAGCACTTGTCCAAGAACGAGGCGCCTTGATGCGCTTCAACGTCTTCCAACGGCGCGTGATAGCGGCGGAAGTCGACTTCGCGTGTATCGTCTTCCGGCGTTGCCGTACCGTAGCCCGCAACGTCAATCATCACGCGGAACTTCGGGGCGCCCTGCCGCTGTCGGCTGACAGCCGCAGTGACGATGCGAAAGTAGGCGCCGGCAAACGCAACGCCGTATTGAGAGCTTGCAAGATCAACTTGAATGGCCATGATGTTTCCTTACGCGTAGATGACTTCAGAAGTTTGCACAGTGGCCACCCAGCGAATGTTGGTGGCGGCAGCGCCGGTTGCGGTCACGGCAAGACCTCCGTTTGTTGTGTCTGCCGACAACGCAAGGGTCCATCCAGGGACGTTGGAAATGACGGTCACGGTTGACGTGACCAGGGTAGTCGATGCTGCATTCGCCTCGCGTCGAATCAGGCCCGATACGGTCCAGGCTGCAGATTGTGTACCGCCCGATGCTTGTTGTCGTGCAACGACGGTCCCAGTAAATGTAAATGCGCTGTTGTTCGGAAGAATTACCTGATTCGCTGTGCCGGGTGTGCCGTCGTAAACGTTCATCACCAATGGTGTCGCGTCTGTCGTCGTGCGCTTGAGCGTCAGCAATCCAAATTGGGATGACCCTTGGACAGCGCTAAAGCCATTTGAAAAAACGGCTTTTGTTTCAATCCCGGCGCTTGTGCCGAGATACCCTGTAACGAAAGAACTTGTGCCAGAAGCTGTATTGGATGCGCCTCCAACCGCTGCCGCTTGTGTCCCGCTTGCCGTGTTTCCCGCGCCCCCAATTGCCAAGGATGACGATCCGCTCGCCAAATTTGTCGGGCCAATTGCCACCGCCCCGGATGCTTTCGCTCCGTAGGAACTCGTATTGCTCGCAATCGCAGCCGCAAACGAATCTGTTCCCGATGCGTAGCTGCCGCCCAAGGCCATTGCACCGGAATTAGACGTCGCAACAGAACCTTGTGTACTTGAATTTTGGCCTATTGCGGTTGAATAAGCAGATCCTGCCGTAACTCTACCTCCCAATGCAAGTGATTCCGTGGCGGATGCCGTTGTCGAAGTTGCGGCAGAGCCAAAAGCCATTGACCTTGAGCCGCTTGCAGTAACAAAATGCCCAATTGCAATTGAATCTGATCCTGACGCTACGGCGGAAACGCCTAACGCGACAGAAAGACTTCCTGTTGCAGACGGCCTTGCGGCGGATGCTGAAGCGTTTTCAGAATACATCCGCATTGTCTTTTTGTCGCCGGTTTGCCAATTGGCTCCGTCGCAAACAATTTGGCAACCTTCACCCCGACGAAGGGAAATTGTTGAAACCCCGTCAATAGTTTCTGAGCCCGAAGGGTCAATTGTGATGACGTCAGTTGTTGTCGTTGATGTATTCCACACCCAACAATTGAACCCAGACCCCAGCGTCGCGGCCGCGGTCAGCGACACGGTGAACGTGTTGGCGGTGCAATTAATAATAGTCCCAAGATCACCAGAGACTACCGTATACGCTCCAGTTTTGTTGCTAATTGTTAACGCAGACGATCCACCCCCACCAGAAGCAGCAATAGTAATTGAGCCCGGGCCATTGGTGATCGTAATATTTGACCCAGCCGTCAGCGTAGCTTTTGCCAGCGTACCGCCCGTGGTGTTGCCAATCAGCAGTTGGCCGTCGGTGTAGGACGTTTGGCCAGTGCCACCGTTGGCCACTGGAAGCGTTCCCGTCACGCCCGTGGAAAGCGGCAGGCCGGTGCAGTTTGTCAGCGTTCCGCTGGATGGAGTTCCAAGAACCGGCGTTGTAAACGTCGGGCTGACCGACAGCACCATGTTTCCGGTGCCTGTAACGGCGTTATTCAGCGTCACGCCGCCGTAGGTTAAGGCGCCCGAAACACCAAGCGTGCCATTGACATCCAGCTTATACGCAGGCGAACTCGTCCCAATCCCCAGCCCGGTGCTGGTGAGGCGCATTTGTTCGGCGTTGTTGGCACCGAAAATAATTGCGCCATTTTCGCGGTTATATATAAAACCATCAGAAGAGGCATCTCCACCAAGCGCGCCAATATCAAAACCGGCCAATAGTCCCGTGCTTTTGAAAGAAATAAACCCGGGGGTAGTTGCAATGCCAAGCTGAACTGTTCCAATCCCATTGAAAGCGAATGCACTCCCGCTAGTCACCACCTTGCTGCCGTTGAGGTAGAGCACGCCGTTGGCGGTGCCAAGCGGCATTTCGACGGCGCGGGGGAAGGTGTAGGTGTCCGCCGCCCCGGGCGCACGCAGTTGAGGCGTTGCAGTGTCAAGAGCGATGACTTCAAAGGCTGCCATGATTGGTCCTCAAACTGGTGCGTAGGCGGTGCCGTTGCTGGACAACACAGTCTCAACAACGTAATAGCTTGTGCCGGCGCTGTTCTTCACTTCCTCGTCAACGGAATACGGCGTGCCGGCACTGCTGAGCACAACCCACGGCCGCCCCGGATTGGGGCTGGCGTAGTCCGTTGCGAGGGCTGCAACAGTTCCCAAACCAAGGGAAAGCCCGTTGCGGATGGGGATGCCAAAGAATGGCATGTTGCGCCCGTTACTGAATGTTGATCGGCTTGGCGTACACGGTGCCGTTGCTGCCGATCTGGACAGCGCTTACACGCCACGGCGCACCCGTGCCACCCGGCACAGCAAACGGAATCGGCGTGTTCGCCGGGATCGGCGTGTCAGACGTCGTAGCCGTCACGCCTTCGCCCACGCGAACGTAAGCCGCGGTCGTGCACCACACCACCACGCCCTGCGGGCCAGCGGGCCAACCTGTGGTGCTGCCGGCAGTGCCGGTGTACGGGGCAGTCTGCGCGGCAAAGGCGGCGTCGTCAAGGGGCTTGAGCAGTTCCACGAGGTGTCCTTTCGGGCCATCAGGCCAGGAATTTGAGCTTGTACAGGGTGCTGAGATACAGCCCGACAATCTCGTCAATAATGTTCTGCAGCGGCGTGTCGGACTTGTCGCAGACGTCGTAACGCGTGTCTTCCAGCGTCTTCAGCGAGTCCTGCAGGAACTCCAGCACGCTGTTGGTCTTGGTGGCCTGCTGCAACTCAATCGGCCCGATCAGCCCGTGCCGGCCCTGATACGCCTCGGCGAACTTGTCCGCCAGGTCAATGATGTTGTCATAGAACGCGTTCAGCGCGACGTGTTTAGCGTACGAGCGCGTATTGAGGTGCGCAGAGTGCGCCACGTCCCGCGCGAGGAACAGGTGGCCAATGAACGTCTCGCAACTCATACCGGGGCTCCTTCGGGCATCGTTTGCGGCGCACCCAGCATGCCGCTAGGCGAAGCCGGGGCCATCGGCATGAACTGGCGCTGCGCAGCCTGCAGGTCACCCACCGCCATGATATCGCGCATGGTCTGGATGACCATCTCCTGGATCTGCTCGGGACTCATGCCGGCCTGCACCACGCTCAGGCGCTTCGTCTCGGAGTCGTACTCCTTGATTTTCAGTTCCTGCGCTTCCATCGACTGGTTCACGCGCTGGAGCATCTGCATCATGCCCTGCAGTTCCTGCGTCAGCACCTGGATCTGCTGGTTCGCCGCCTGCAACGCCGGGTCTTCCTGATCCTGCAGCAGCTTCGGGTCGATGGTCTTGCGCAGGCGCTCGGCGAGCTCGTCAGCACCCGGCCAGTCCATGTTCTTGACAAACAGGTCGCCGGCCACGGCCCACAGTTGCGGCGAACCCTGCAGAATCTGCGACATAGCGTCCATCGCCTCTTGCCGCTTGGTCAGGTACGACGGACCCGTGGTGACCACGACGTCGTACTTGCCGACGCCCGGGTTGTAGATTTTGGCAATGACCACGCCCGACTGGTCTTTGACCTCACGCACCGGCTCGGGCTGCATCGGGTCCAGACGCGCCATCTTGGTCTGGCCGTCCACGCCAATGATGCGGGCGATGCGCTGCGTGTCGTAGATCTTCGGGATCAGGTCCACGATCTGCCGCGTGACATAGCGCACCGCCCGGGCCAAGTTGTCCACGTAGTGATACGTGCCGGTGTCGGACTGCTTCTCGCGGGCCAGAATGGCTCGGCCGCTGCGCTCGTTGCTCGTCGCGCCCAAGCTGCTGTCGTACTGCCCCGTGGTAGCCTTCAGATCGTCCGAGGCGCCCATCTTGGCAGCGATCAGGCCCTGCTGTGCCATCGGCGGCTGCGCACGTTGCGGCAGCGGGAACGAGTTGCCGGCGCCGTCAGTGGCGTCAGGATTGACCTCCAGATACGGCCAGTTGGTCGTGTTGGCGGTTTTCCACTGGTGCTCGTAGCCCTCAAACTGGCCGCCGTACCCGATAAACGGAGCCTTTGGCGCCAAAGCCAACATCTCGGCTTCCTGCGACACCCAGTAGTTGTACATCCGCTGGGCGTCCTTGGCATTCCTGACCAAGCCGCTGATGTGGATCTCTCCGTCAACCTCAAACTCGTTGCCGATCACGCGCACCACCGGGATCCACTTGCCGGCCCAGTCGCGTTCTTCAAGAATTTCGTACCCGTTGGTCTTGCACCACTTCACGCGCTGTTGCTCCGCCTGCCGGCTGCGCAGGGGCATCAGGCCCATAGCACGCATTTGCCGGTCCTCTGGCGAGTCTTCAAACGCCGTCATGCCACCGGGGTACAGGTGCAGCGTCTTGAGCTCCTTCTCGATGTAGAAGTATTCCGCAATCCGCACCATGTTCTCGTTCAGCCAGTACCCCGACGTCGAGTCGCCCACGCTGTACGACAACAGGGTCGAAACCGGCGCGGCCTTGGGGTACAGGCGTTCGTACTCTTTCTTCGTCAGATCCTGCGTGATGAAGCAGAACTGCGCGTCAGCACCGCACGGATCTTGGATCAGCGGGTCCATGTACACGCTGAACGAATTGCGGATGCGCCCGATACGGATGTCCTGGTCAAACGTGTCGGGGTCGCAATACTCCGTCAGGATGCGGATGTAGCCCTCGCCAAACGTCACTTGGTTCTCGCAGGCCGTGTCGTAGGCAACGTCCGCGTCGGACATGTACTCGATGTGCCGCACAATGCCGTCAAAAATCTCCGCGACCTCCGGATCGGCCTTGTCGTCCGCAGGAATGACCTTGCCGCTGGGGCGGTTCTGGCGCTGGTCGTTGGTAACCGACTTGACGTGCTGCGGCAGCTTGTTGATCGTCAGGCACGGCCTGGCATTGATCGTCTGGCCCTGCACACTGCCGCGGGTGGCCAGCACGTCCTGCGGCCACTGCCACGAATTGTCCGAACTGCCGGCATAGAACTTCAGATCGTCCAGCTCGTTCTGTCGAGAATTCGACACCGCAGCCTGCGCCATTGTCATGCGCTGACGCATCTCGGCCAGAAAATCCGCGTCCTGCTTGCCGCCAGCAGCGGCCACGCGGGCCCCGGCAATGCCGGTGGGGTCGGAGGTGCGGTTGTACGAAGCCATTGCTTTTTCACGCTTGTGTGTTAAAGTACGCGATAGCAACGCAAGGAGCCATAGCGTGAAAAAACGTGACAGAACTGGAGCTGTTTTGACCTGCGCAGTGTGCCAGAAATTGTTTCGTGTGCCAACTTACCGAAAAAATACCGCCAAGTATTGTTCTCGATCGTGTTTGGCAAAAGAGCATTTGGAAAAATTTGCCCATTTTCGCTTTCAACCAACCAACAAGCCAAAACACACATACAAAACCATGATGGTTGATGGCAAACAAGTGCGAGTCCATAGATACATTATGGAGCAACACTTGGGGCGCAAGCTGGAGTCGTGGGAGCACGTTCATCACATTAATGGCGATTCACATGACAACAGACTTGAAAACTTAGCCATTTTGTCCAATTCTGATCACCAAAAAGTCGAACTAGAAGAAAGAATGAGGTTTATTTGGAGCGCCTAGTAGGCGCAGGTTTTTTTTGCGCTTCTCGCTTGACGTTGTAGCTTATTGCAAGCGCCTGTTTCTGGGGCTTGCCGGCCTGCATTTCAGCCTTCACGTTCTTGCGAAACGCGGCGGAAGACGCTGATTTCACCAGAGGCATGTCATTTCCCCTTCTTTGCCGTCTTGGCCGACTCTTTGAGCGCCTTGGCTGTCGGCGCACCCGCCGAGCCCGGTTTGCGCATCTTTTCGCCGCTGCCGGCAGCAATGCGCTCGCGTTTGGCGTGGATGTTGGCGTAAAGGCCGGGATCGCCGGGTTTTTTCTGGGGCATGATCAGCACTTCCAGCGTTTCATGGCGGCCTTGGCCCGCTCGCCGTCCTTGGCCTTCGCGGCCACGCCGCCCATTCGGGCGCAAAACGACGCTTTTCGGCCCTTATCCGCCTCAGTCTTCGGACTCGGCGCAGGCGCTTTCAGATTCGACCCCGTTTCGCGGTTATAGCGCTCGCGCCCCTTAGCCGTTAGGCCCGCGCCTTGCGACGTGGGCAATTTCTCGCCCCGGCCGACGCTTAGAGACACGGATTTCTTTGCCATCACCGCCCCCGGAGGCTCTCAGTGAGCCATCCAACCCGCCGAAACCACGCCGCGATCACTGATTGAGCGGCGCTGCTCCTTGGCATTGTACTCCCTGTGGGCCAAAGGGAACGCAAATGTGCATGCCAGCGCGTCGGCAGCGTCCGGAGACGCCAGGCCACGAGCCTTCATGTCTTTCTTCGACTCCAAATACACCGTGCCGCTGCTGTTGGGCTTCGTTTTCGGCCCCGTCAGGTCGGCCTTCAACTGCCTGTCTGCCGGCACATGAGCCGATTTCAGCCAGTCGCGCAGCGCGCCCCACAGTTCGGCGCGCTTGTTGCCCCACATCACGCTGGCCTTGGCCTTCCAGCCAAAATTCACGCCGCGCACCTTGTACCGCTGCTCCGTCAGGCGGTCCAAAATCCCATACCCCAGCCCGCCCTCGTCAATCACCGTCAGCGCAGGCTGAAATTCCTCAATGGCCTCAATGACGTGGCCCACCACGGTCATCGTGTCATCGCCCCGATACCGCCGAATCGCCACCAGATCACGCCCCTGACGGGCTACAATCACGGTCGAATCCGCGCCACTGCGCGCGGGGTCCACGCCCAGCACAATCGGCGCCGTGGGATCCTTGTACGCCGGCCGCTTGACCGCGTCGTCCACCAGTCGCGGCGTAATAAACTGGTCTTCGCCGGCAGCAGGAAACTCCCCGTACACCTCAACCCGCGCCTCGCGCGAGTCCTCGCCGTACTCGTCAATGATCTGCTGGTAAACGCGCTGGTCCGTGCCCTCAACGCTGCGGGCATCAATCTGGATGTTCTTCCAGAAGTCCCGCTTGGCGTGGAAACACTCGAAGAAATACCCTTCGTTGCGGCGCGGGTTCGAAAACGCCAGCCAATACCTGTCGAGGATATTCTCCGTGAAAAACCCCGCGCCCACCGCCCAGATCGGATCCGGGATACCCGACGCCTCGTCGAATATCAGCATCATCCCGTCCATGTTGTGAGTGCCGGCATACGCATCCGGGTTCTCCTCACTCCACAGCCGGCCCTCGGCCGCCCAGTAACGGGTTCCTTTCTTCAGGTCTCGCTCAACAATCTGCGTCAGCCACTGCGCCGGCATGAGCTTTGTCGCGCTGATTTCCCACCAGTGCGAATTAATCAGCATCGCCGACCACTTCGTCAGCTCACCCCACGTCACGCCGCGCAGCTGCGCCTCGCTGTTCGCGCTGACCATCACCGTGCTGCCAATCCGCGTCGTGAGCATCCACAAAATCAGCCAACTCACCAGCGCCGACTTTCCGATCCCGCGCCCGCTGGACACCGCCGCCCGCAGGGTGTCCATCTCCAACTGCCCGCGGTTCGCCGCGATGTGATCCCTCATCATCCGCAACACCCGCCGCTGCCACCGCCTCGGCCCGTCAAACGCCGCCAACGGCGTGTTCGGCTGCCCCCACGGAAACGCCAGCAACACAAACGCCTCGGGGTCGTCCCGAATACGCGGCTCCCACAGGCGCGTCATCAGCGCCTGCTCTTCGCCTGCGGTGTATATCGGCTTCTGCACTCACACTCCCCGTTCGACGGCCATTTCTGCCGGCAGCGCCTTCGGCGCAAACCCATCGGGCGCAATACCGCCTTCCTGAGCCGGCGCGGCTATCTTACCAGCGCGTCGCTCCAACGGGGGCGGCGCCGCCGTTACTGCCGCAGTCCGTTCACCGGCAGCTAACACCACCGGAACGGCGGCGCCTATTCTTTCCACGGGTATCGCATCCTCCACTTCCACCGCCAGCCCACGCTGCAACCGCCCATTCGCAGCCTCCAACGCCGCCACCACACTGATCTGCGAATTCACGTCCACCTGCACACTCTGCTTCGCCACCCAGTCGTGCCGGTGCTTCAACACCTCCAACGCCACCTTCGCGTCCCCAGCCTGCGCCGCATCCATCAGCACGACCGCCAGGTCACCCTCAGCATCAGCCCTGCCCTTCAACTCCGCCATCTCCGCCATCGGGTCCATGAGCTTCAGCCGCGCAAACTCTGCCGGCAGCAGCGAAGCCCTTAACGCCAAACTGTCGCCGCGCAATCCCAGCTTCGACGCTTGGTATATGCGCTCCAACACGTCAGGCGTGGCCTTCAGCTCTCTCGGCGCTAGGGGGAGGTCTCGGAACATGGGCGAGATATTACATGTGTTGCGGGAATGGTGTGGGGCGTGAGAAAAAAATTTTGGGCGGGGGCTCCATACACTTTGGCGCCTAACGCGGGCCCTGGCCGGGGGGTCTCCGCCGCACCCCACTCCCACCCCTCCGCACACTGATCATCAGCACACTGACGGCCCGGGCGCCCAGCTCCTGGCCCGGGCGAGCCGCTGCCGCAGGTCCCGGCGTGACGGTTGCAGGTCCCGGCGTGCCGCTGCAGTTACGTAACAAAGTTTCACGCTGCCCGCCAAGCGGGGCGCCCGCGGCGCCATGCCTGCATCAGGTCCGGCTCGTCCTGGCCACCATCTACCGCAGTCTTGGCGCTCGGTGCAGCGCAGACTGGCGAAGCGCGAGCGCGCGTTAATCGCGTCGCGTTACGCCTGCCCACACGTCGATGCGGCAGCTTTCGACCCCTCGCAGACTGCTTGTGTCACTCGTGGCAGTCCGAAAATCGTTGCGAAAGCGCGCTTCCGTGGTAGTTGTGTATAGTGGTGGCAATGCCACGGACATAGGCACCCTAATTACCGTCCTCTTACCCCCAAATAGCAAGCACTACCACCACTACCACCCATAGGGAAAAACACGCTGCCACGGTCTCTGAACGGTCCGACCGGTCGGGGAGAGCTCCCGAACGTTTTTGCCACAAAATGCAGTCTGCGCTAGGCTGCGGGCAGAAAGCGCCGATGGGCGCGCCGAAAGGCGTTATGGCCCCCGCTCCCGTAAATATCTCAGCGCGCGCGAACGTGGCCCGCGTTATCTCTGCGAAAAAGTGCTTGCAGTGCTCTCAGACTGTGCTAGACTGCGGTTCTGGCAGCGCGAAGGGCGTGCTGCAGACCCCGGGCGGACCGGCGCCGACAGAGTGCCGACAGCCTGGCCAGCGACGGGGGAAGCCCCGATGACAGGCCCCGGCCGGCGTAAGAAAGCTGGCGTAACTTTGTAGGAGAAGACGAAATGGAATATCGAGGTTTCACCCTGCGGCGTGCCGGCTCTGACTGGTGTGTCACGTTCCCGACGGGAAACGCCCAGACCGGCGGCCAACGTGCCCGTTGGGGCACGTTGGCCGAAATCCGCGCCGATGTAGATGCGTACCTGGCGGGCACGCTGGAGCCGCACCGTCGGCCTGCGTGGGCCTGATGCACCGGGTTTCCCCCGACGCCGACGCCTGAAGTCTGGCCTAGATTACACACCCTGCCGGCAGCGTGCCGGCAAACAGGAGCACGAAGATGCACGACACCCCCCTGACCCCCGCCTGCGTGGCGTTTGCCGTCGCATTCGGCCTCGCCCTGGGCGCCTTGGTGGCGCTCGGGCTCTGACGCATCCGCCGATCCCCGCGCGCGGGGTTCTGGGATGCGCCACGGTGGCGCAGACACAGGAGAAGACGATGACGACAACCTACGATCCCGCGTACTGGGAAGCCTTGCGCGCGAATCGCGGCAGCGCGCCGACGCGCGTGGACGCCGAACGCTGGTGGGACATGCTGGAAGTGATGTACCCGCGGAATTGGCGTACGACTGCAAGCGACGATTACGAGCGGTTTGCGGTTGACGAACCCATGACGGCTGACCTGTACGTCTGGCTTGTGCGCATCGGTCAGCACGACACGCCCACCGTCGAATACTGGAAGATGATTGCCCCGGATGACAGCACGGACGCCGACCTGATGGCTCGGATTGACGCCGCTCGCAAGGTGCCGTCATGACCCACGCCCCCGACACCCCCGCAGAGCCCCTACGCGGGCCGCTGTGGCCATTTCCCGCGCGGCTGCTGGACTACCCCAGTCAGCCGCCTTGCGCGCGCCCTGTGGGCCGTTATAACCCCCCGCCGGCCGATGCTGAGCCGGCGCTGTTTTGAGGAGAACCGATGTCAGACCCCGTCAATCACCCGCCGCACTACAACGCACACCCGAGCGGTGTGGAGGCGATAGAGATCACCGAGCACATGAGCTTCTGCCTCGGTAATGCCGTTAAGTACATCTGGCGTGCGGACCTCAAGAACGACGCCATTGAGGATCTCAAGAAAGCGGCGTGGTACATCGCCCGCGAAATCAGGCGCCGCGAGTCGGCGACTAAAGGCGGCGCATGAAAACCAAGTTACTCCGCCTCGGACGTCGCCTGTGGAACACCGGAAACACCCGCCTAGACCGGCGTAACCTGCTGGCGTGGGTGCAGGCTCTACGCCGCCTCGGGCCGCGCTGGCTGCTGGCGCAGCATGTGGAACGCCGCCAATGATCGCCGCCCTGCTGGCTATCGCGGTGGCGCTTGCCGTCGCGCTCGCGCTGGACCTATAATTGAGCCGCGTTGCATCGGAACGCGTCTCCTCCTGTGCCGGTTCCTGTGCCGGCTTGCGCCCCCGGATTGAGCAATCTCCGGGGGCTTTTTTTATTCCCCGCCGGCAGCCTTGCGGAACTCGTGGACGCTGGCGCTGCGGCTTGCGCCGAAGTGCGTTTCGCACAGATCCCGGGCTTCGCTCTTGGATCCGCGCCAGTCCGGCGCAGCGAAGACGTGCCGCGAGCTCGGATTCAGCCGCGACTTGCACATGCCCCAGTCCAGCCAGCCGGCCTCAGCGAGCGCGTGCTGCAGGGCCTGCTGAGTCAAGCGCACTGACGGCGGGGCATGGGTCTGCAGGCGGTCCACCATGAGGGCCCACGGGCCACTGATGACGCCCCAGCGGAATTCTTCGACGCGTTTTTCGATGCGGTCGATGATCCACGATTCAGTGTGCGAGCGCGTGCTGGACACCATGATCTGCTTTGCCGGCGTCCACGGCGGCGTAGCGCCAGGCTGGAACCTTGAGACGTCCCGCTCGCGCAGGTAGCGCGCGCCGGCCTCCAGGCCGCCAGCATTGAACCAGGCCCACAGCGAACGCGATTCGCTTTCTTCCATGCGCTGCGCGTGGGTCCAGATCACGAACCACCGGCGGTCGTCTGACGGAATAGCGATAGCGTCGCGATAGTTAGTCATGGCCAGCACAAGCGCCTGATTCACCACCTGTATATGGTGGGCGTTCTTGCGCTGAACGGTCAGTAGCTCAGGAGGCGCCGCGAGTATCGGTTTAAGTTTGTTCTCCAGCGCTCGCCTATCGGTAGCCTCCGACTGACGTAGCTCGTTAAAGATAATGACCTCGTTCTCAAGGTAATACCCCCACGGCTGCGACAGTTCCGCCGGGTCAACGGAAACGCAATTCTGTTTTGTCTGGCCGCCGATAGCGTAAAGCAAGGGCGCGATCATGCTGTCTTTGCCGGCACCAGGAACCCCGCCGATAAGCAGCGCGTGGTTTATTTTCACGCCGGGGTTCTGAACCTTATACGCGAACGCGTCCAACATGTGATTCCGTTCCTCGGGCTCGGGAACGAGTTTTTCGACGTGCGCCAGCCACGGACCGGGGTCGCCCGCGTCATCGATAACAGGCCGGCCGTCACGCCACTTGTTCCCGTAAGCTTGCCCGACGTGCTCGACCAGCACAGTGCGGCCGGGAGCGTAGGTCACGCCGCTGATAATCTTGGCGTTCATCGCGTGGCGGTTCTCGTCAAAGCTGACTGACGCCTCAATCCTGCGGGCCGCCCCCGATGACTGAGAATGTATCGAATTGCATCTAACGTGCCGGTAAAGTGCATTAAAAGCGTTGCGGCCGATCTCGCTTCGCTCCACGAGATCAAAGAAAGAGTCGTCCGCAATCACGTAGGCATACCGGGAAAACCAGTCCGACGGCTGCAGTGAGGACGCATCGCGGTCATTGACGGCCTGCTCTGCGGTTTTCTCGCCTGTCGGCTGTTGTGCTGGCCGCGGCTTCGTTGCCGGCGGTGGCGCAGGCGGTGGAGGCGGCGGGACGTCCAGCAGCGACACCCGGGGCAGCAGCCAGGCTCGCGCCTCGGTCCAGGTGCGAAAGTCCGCGTCGGCCGCGTCCCAGCCGTCAGGCTGACCCGTCGGGTTGATGATTTTGATGATGGTGCAGTGCGGGCGCAGTATCTCGGCCAGACGCAGCATCGCGATGCGGCCCGCGTCGTCGGCGTCGGGCCACAGCAGGATCTGCCGGCCGAACACCGGGCGCCAGTCTGCGAGATGCAGGGCCTGTGAGCCACCGGGCCAGGTGACGGTAGCGTACGGATCCGCCCACGCAGCTGCGGCGTCCGCGGCTTTCTCGCCCTCGACGATGAGCACCGGGTCGTCGGGGCGGGCCTCCAGGTCGTGCAGGCGGTACAGCGGACGCGGTGCGGGCCACGATCCGCGGCCCCAGCCGTCAGCGGTGAAGGTCCACGGGATGATTTGCTTGCGGGCGCCCTTGGGCTCGTAGCGGGCCACGTAGCCGAGAACGTCGCCATTGCCGTCCTGATAGCACCACGTCCGCACAGGCGGCCCGTAGTCCGGGTGGACGCAGTCGCAGTCCGCAGACTCTGCCGGCACAGGCGTGATCACCGAGCGTTTCGGCGCCTCGCGGCGGGGCGGTGCGCTGACGGCTACGCTGCGATCCCCGTCCAGTTCGCGGTAAGCCTCGGCGAGTTCGATGTGGTGGATGGCGGCATAGAGGTCAATCAGGTCGCCGCCCCGCTCGCCGCTGGCGAAATCCGCCCACCGGCCGGTGCGCAGGTTGATGGACATGGACTCGCCAGGCTCGCCGGCCAGTGAGCCGATTTTGTATTCGTTGCCGCGTCGCTTGCCCTCGGGCAGCCAGCGGGTTACGTGCGTTTCGGCATCGGCCAGCAGGCGGTCGGCCAGGCCTCGGAAATCGAGCATCGGTGGGGCTCCTCGAAGGGCGGCTAGTTTGCCGCGGTTTTTGTGAGTGGGGAAGGGGTCAAGGGGCAGGCGTCGCGCCGCGCTCCAGGAAACCAGCGTCGATAACCTGCGCCCCAGCAATCCCGCCAGCCCGCGCGGTCGCAGCGCGAGCCCGGATCCGCTCCTCGGCGCGAAACCGTTCGCTGTGCGTGACGGCGGCCAGGATGTCGATCATCGCCGCTTCCAGACACCGCAGCGCGGCCAGTTCCCCGGCCCGCACTGCGCGCGTGCCTGTAGCCTGCTGCCGGCGCACGATCTCTGCGCAGGCCTCTTGCGCGCCGCTGATGATGCCGTCAGGGTCTAACGCCAAGCCCATGCGCGTGAGTTCCTCGGCCAAGTTGACGGCGTCGAAGATCACGCCCCAGTGCTGGCGCTGGGCTTTGCCGCAAGCCACGGCGTCGAGTGCGTCGCGCAGCTGCAGAGCCCACACTGTGCGGTCGTCGCGGCTGAGTAGGGCGGCACCTGTGATGGCCACGAGGTGGGCTGTGGGGTTGACGCCTCGGGGGCGGTAGGAGGAGCGTTTTCTCATTTCGGCTCCTGCGGAGGCCAGGTGTAAAGTGGCACGTCGTCTTCGCTTCCCTTGGTGCGCCAGATTGCGCCGCCAACAGACATCCAAGCGTAAGTAACGCTGCGCAACTCTTGCACTGCGGCGTCCCAGCCTGCGCTGAATGCCCGCTTGTTGTCCGGCGGCTCAAGGCCGAGTCCAGATCGACTGAAGGCGCGGCATTTTTTGCTCATGCGCCCTCCGCCTTGGCGATGGCTGTACGTGCCATACGCGCCAGATATGAAAGCTCTGCCTTGTCGCCTCCGATGTCTTCTTCCTCGTCCTCCGTCAAGTCGGCGTATGCCGGGTGCTCCGTCAGACGGGCGTGTATGTCTTTTAGGGCCTGCAGCAGATCGGGCGCGGCCGCAATCAGCCGTGCATCTGCTTCGCCGGGTGGTGTGTAATCCCCACCCCAACCCTGACCCGATCCCAGGATAAACCCGCCGTTGACCGCCCAAAGACCGTCACAACCCCAACCGTCTTGATCGTTTAGGGGGTGGTCTCCATTGCGGTTTTCAAAAACCCACGGCCCCGGTGTGCGCTTGCGAGTCATGCCCCCTCCAGCAACCTGACGGCATCTTCCACACTGCGGCAAACCCCAGCCACGCCGCCAGCGCTGCGAATCGTCTGCAGGAACTCTTCCTGCCCAGGCCGCATGCGCCCGGTGCGCGACTTGACCTCAACGGCCAGCGTCCTGCCATCGCTCAGCACGCCCATGATGTCGCTCATGCCACGCTGAGTGTTGGCGCGGATATACCTAACGCTTCCGTCCCGGTTGCGCTCTTGAAACGTCCCCGAGTTCTGCCGCCAGCACTGCGCTACCTTCGGGTGACGCTTCAACAGCGACATGACGGCCTTCAGAATGTCCGCCTCGCTTGGCTCGCGCTGTTCTGCCGGCGATGGGTTGCGCTTGGCCCGCGTTTTCGGAGCCGCCGGGACCGGCAGTTCGCGCCGCGGCTTGCCCCAGATGGCGGCTAGGGTGTCCTCGCTGCGCTGGTGATCCTGCATGACCTCGCGCAGGGTTTTTCGGCCACGAGTGGGTTTCATGCGCTGAACTCCCTGACGGCATCAATCCCGGCCTTCGCAATCTCCCCGGCGCTGCGATGCGTCCACCAATGCGGGTCCAGCAGACCTGCATCGGCCAAAATTGCACGCGCATCGGCAACGGCTTTCTGCTGACGCCGAGTCATCTTCACGCCGACGCCGAACGACGGATGCGCGAATCGAGCCTTGTCAATGGCTTCAATCATTGCGTCCTCAGCCAGCATCGCCGCCGCAGACCACGAGGCGGTGTCTGGCCGCACGTCGTACCAGTACCTGCCGCGGCCATCGCGCGGACAGTACTCCATGCGCCACTGGCCGGCGTACAGAACATTCTCGTAGCTCCTATACATGTCGCGTGCCGTGCCCACAGCGACATATTGACGACCCACCTTGCGGTACAGAGTTTCGTACCCGTCTATCTGTTTCATGCCGCCAACCTCCACATAGCCGCAGCCCACGGATCCGCGGGCCTCACTCGCCAGCGCTTGCCGGCACGAATCAGGGCGCAGGTCGATTTGCTCACCTTGCCGCCCGTCTCTTTTGCAGCGATAGCCGCCGACTTCGCCGCCCGGATCCTCTCGACGTCCTCCCATGTCAGGGGCGATTGCGACTGCTTGGCGCGGGCGATCTTCTCGGCGCGCAGAGGGTTGTCCCACGCCCCGCGGGCCACCGCAGCACGAGCGATGCCGCTCACCGTGCCAGGCCGCACATGCGCAGGCGCTACACACCGCGAATTCCCACACGACGTGGTGGCGAACAGGTTTGACGGCAGCTGCTTGCCGCGCTGAGCCTCCAGCAACACGCGCCGCACGGTCATGTACTTGGGATTGGAGAGCTTGCTGACGAACACGGCCGGCGTCGTTCTGTTGGCATACACGCCGCGCCAGATCAGGCAGTCGCCCTCCTCCTCGGTGCGCGACTCCCACACCTTCGACAGGTAACTAGGAATGGGATACGGGGGCATCATGCTGCCGACTCCAACAGCGTCTCAGCCGTGATCGGCAACCCGCGCTCTCGCGCCGCAGCCAGCACCGCGGCGCCGTAGCGCGCCGGGATCCAGCCCCGCCCCTCAACCCACCGCGTGACGGTGGACGGATGCACATTCAGCAGACGAGCCGTAGCCCGCACGCCGCCAAGTTGCCGGATGATTTCAGCGGCCGGCCCCGCTCGTTTGGTGTTCATGTTGCGATTCTGCACCATCTCAGCCCCGGCACGCAACACCCGGGAAAACACCTAGACAGAGCCTGCATGTGGTTGCGCGTGGTTGCTTGACATTGCGCCGACACCATCGCAGAATGGCAACACCATCAACAAAAAGGAGTGACGCGATGGACTTTCCCGGATTCGGTGACGTACAGACCTGGGGCGCGGCCGTGAACGCGCCGGGGTCGCCATACTACAACGGGGATCACCCGCACGAAGCGGAAGCCCGCGACCACCTGCTGGCCTGCCCTGCGGACTGGCAACTGTGGTTCAGCGTCGTCAGCCAAGCCCGCGAGGGTGCGGCGTTTGACGTCGTGAACGTCCGCGAGGAGGACATGGCCACGGCTCACGCCGACGTCCTGCTGGCATGCCTGTTCGCCGGCACGCGGGCGCAGGCTGACGCGGCTCGGTTCGAGCTGCAGTCGCGCTTCTTGGCGCACAACGAGCACCGGGTGCAGCAGATCGCGTCCGCGATGTTCGCGTCTAGCGAGCCCGATTCTGATCCGTATGACTGGGAGGTCTGAACATGGCCACGACCACCATTCACATGCACCAGATCGTCAGCGTGCGCGCCGACCGGCGCATCAGCGCTGAGGGCTACACCTGGCGGCACATCATCCTGACGGACGTTGACGGCCGCGAGACGAAGATCGCGCTGTTCCCGGCTGACGACAGCAAGCCCGAGCAGATCAGCATCATTGACGAGGAGCGCCCCCATGCGTAAGCCCACCGCAGACCTTTCCGACGGAGAAGTGTGGGTCATCCTGACGGCCCTGATCGGCCCGAAAGACTACGGCTCGTGGGCCGTGGTCGGGCCGATGATGGACACGCACAAGATCGCGGTCGAGCACTACGCTGAGCTAGAGGACGAGGCTGCCCACTGGGTAGCCCGCATCCTGAGCGACGAGGCGTCGCCCGATTGGCCGTGGGTCGAAGCCGTTGCCCCCACAGCGCTGCAGGCGATCCGCTTGGTTGTGGTCCGGGACATCTGCGGCGAGTACGTTGACCTGCCGTTTCGGGCGTATGGGGTGATGGCATGACCATTTACACCACTCTTAACAAAATCCGCGCCCACCGCCCGTGCGCTAACGGCTGGACCAAGCTCCTGCGTCATCTCGGCAAGACGCAAGCCGACGACGAGCCGCTGGCACTGGTCGCTATTCTTGACAGTAACGGTCTGGACGCCGCCCTGTGGTGCCTGCGCACCTGCGAAGGCATTGACCGCGAGGCGCGTCTGTACGCAGTCTGGTGCGCTAGACAAGTCCAGCACCTAATGACGGACCAGCGCTCGTTGGCCGCACTGGATGTGGCCGAGCGGCACGCTAACGGCGAGGCAACAGACGAGGAGTTGGACGCAGCGAGGGACGCAGCGTGGGACGCAGCGTGGGACGCAGCGAGGGACCCAGCGTGGGACGCAGCGTGGGACGCAGCGAGGGCCGCAGCGGGGGCCACAGCGAGGGACGCAACGTGGGACGCAGCGTTGGACGCAGCGTTGGACGCAGCGATGGGCGCAGCGTGGGCCGCTCAAGCCGCAGAGTTTCGCAGGAGGTTTGCATGACCGCCGACCTCGAACAACGCACCGCCGACTGGTTCCGCGCCCGCGCCGGCAAAGCCACCGCCAGCAGGTTCAAAGACATCATCGCCAAGCGCAAAGACGGCAAGGGCTACCTCTCGGTCCGCGACGACTATGCTGCGGACTTGGTGGTCGAGCGCCTGACAGGCGAGCCGGCACAGCGACTGGACACGGCCGCCATGTCGTGGGGCCGCGAGCAGGAAGACGAAGCCCGCCGCGCGTACCAGTCCCTGCGCGGCGTGATCGTGGAGGACGTCGGGTTTGTCCAGCACGACACGCTGCAGGCGGGCTGCAGCCCTGACGGCCTGGTGGACTGGGACGGGCTGATTGAGATCAAGTGCCCGTTCAATTCCCGCAACCACATTGAGACGCTGACCAGCGGCATGCCGGCAGAGCACCTAGCGCAGGTGCAGGGCCAGTTGTGGATTGCCGGCCGCGACTGGTGCGATTTCATCTCGTTCGACCCGCGCATGCCGCCAGAGCTTCAACTCTACGTGCAGCGCATCAACCGTGACCCCGGCTTCATCGCCGACCTGCAGGCCGAGGTCACTTCTTTTCTGGAGCAGGTCGGCAACCAAGTCGAGGCGCTGAAGCGTCTCGCGTCTGAGAGGATTGCAAAGTGAGCGAAGTCGAGAAGAAGCCCCGCAAGAAGCGGGAGAGCAAGTCCCACGTTTTCTTGGTGACCGTGGGCAACCAGAAGCGTCTGATCCGCGCGCCGCACAAGAACACCGCCATCCGGCACATCCGCCCCGAGACGGTTGAGGCCCGGATCCCGACGCCGGAGGAGCTCATGCAGTGCGGTATCGAGGGCATCGTGATCGAGGACGTGAAGGCAATGCCGCCGCGTCCGCAGCCGCAGAAGGCGGGGCCGCTGTGAGCGGGGCCCTTGTGCCGGTGGCCGACGTCGAAAAGATGGCGGTTGCAGTCGCGCGCTCGGGCCTTTTCGGGGTGAAAACCCCGGACCAGGCTCTGGCACTCATGCTCGTCGCGCAGGCTGAGGGCTTGCACCCGGCGATTGCTGCCCGCGATTACCACGTCATTAACGGCAGGCCCACACTGAAGGCCGACGCCATGATGGCGCGGTTCCTCGCCGCCGGCGGTCGCGTCAAGTGGCTAGAGATAGGCGACGCAAAGGTCGAGGCCGAGTTCTCGCACCCGGCCGGCGGCACCGTCATCATTGACTGGACCGCCGAGCGCGCAAAGCGAGCCGGCATCACCAACGAGATGCACCGCAAGTACCCGCGGCAGATGCTGCGCGCGCGCGTCATCTCCGAGGGCATCCGCACCGTGTTTCCGGGCTGCGTGGTCGGTACTTACACGCCCGAGGAAGCCGGCGACATGGAGCCCCGCGAACCCGTCCGCATGCGCGACATGGGCCCCGTGGACGAGATCGCACCGCCCGCACCGCCAGCCCCCACTGTCACGATTGATGCCGTGCTGGAGCAGATCGCCATGACGGCCACGCTGGAAGGCTTGGAACTGGTACGGCCGATGATGCGCAGCCTGCCGGCAGACGACCGCAAGGAGGCCATCGCCGCGGCCCAGGCGCGCGCCAATCAGATCCGCGCCGAGTCGGAGCCGCCGCCAGTGCCGGCGCCCGCCGCCGCAGAAGCCGGGGATGGTGCGCTATGACCTCGGCGGTCCTGACGCCCGCTGAACTGGCCAAGCGCTGGGGGATCACTGCCCGCACGCTGGCCGAGTGGCGGCGTTTGCGCAAGGGGCCGGCACACGTTCGCCTCGGGGAAGGAACCCGGGCGCGGATCGTGTACCGACTGGAAGACGTTGTTGAGTACGAGATGAGGAAACGCGTATGAACACCGAGACGGAAATTCGCCAAGCGCTTGACCCCGACGTTGAGCCGATGCAGCGCTGCTGCCACGGGCAGTGCGAACAGGGCCGAGCCTGCCCCGCGCGAGCGTACTGGGAGCCGCCGCAGACAGAGGAGTCGGCGCTGGATACGTGGCTGCCGGCAGTGGCTGCGGTGGCTTGTGCAGTGGCTGTGATTTTGGCTATGGCGGGGGGGATCAAGTGAACGCCGTCACCGTTGACCGCGCAGTGCTAGAGCAGGCGCTGGAGGCGTTGGAGCACATTGAGCATTACTACATAAGTTTGCCAAAAGCAGGCAATAAGGCCATCACCGCCCTCCGCGTCGCACTGGCGCAGGACTCCTGGCAGCCGATTGCCACAGCACCCCAGACAGGGAGAAAGGTGATCATGTTCTACCTGAACCGTAACAGCCTTCCTCGAACGGTGATAGCTCGATGGATCACCGACGAGCAGGCGGCGGAAACAGACGGCGATGGTGTCGGTCTTGAAGCCGGCTGGTATGAGTGCATCGACAACTGGGATGACTACACCGAGGTTGCGATTCACGAAGGCGAACCGACGCATTGGATGCCGCTGCCAGCAGCACCACGAAAGGAAGAAGCATGACCACCATCACCGTACCCCGCGCAGTGCTGGAGCAGGCGCTGGGGGCAATGGACAAAGCCACGCGCTTCATGAGCGATTCGGACTATGTGAGGCTGAACCAAGTCATTGATGCCCTCCGCGCCGCGCTGGCGCAGCAGGAGCAGGAGCCGGTGGCGTGGCGAGACCCCGCGACGGACGACATCGTGAGCGTTGCACGCAGGGCCGCGTGGGAGACCGATTACGGTCTCGGGGGCAAAGACCGCGCGGCAACGTACACCGAGCCGCTATATGCACGCCCACCCCGCCGCGAGTGGCAGCGCGCCGCGCTGGCGCAGCAGGAGCAGGAGCAGGACGCGGAGGCGTGGGTAGACAAGGGGTCGATTGCATGGCTGGGCGAGCAACGAAGCCTACAGCGCAGAAAAGTGCGCTCGCGCCGCGAGTGGCAATCGTTGAGTGAGGAGGAGCGCGACGCTGCCATACGGTGGGCGGTAGATCAAGAAAAAATGCACTTCGGACGTGCCGTTGCCCGCGCCATTGAACAGGCGCTGAAGGAGAAGAACACATGATGTACTTTGAGAGAAACCAACCACACTGCTTGGTGTGGCCCGCACTTGGGTTTGGTAGAGACGATCTGCATGGTTTTTGGATTGGCATCGGTTGGCTAAACATGGAAGTGGGTTGGAAGGAGAAGAACAATGGCTGACCAACCCGAAGCCCTGCGGCTGGCTAATCTTATAGACCACGGCAACGACAGTAGCTGGATTGAACGCGAAGCCGCAGCCGAACTGCGCCGCCTGCACGCGGTGAATCAGGAACTGCTGGAGTCGTTGAAGGACTTGACCACTGCGCAGGATTTAAACGCATACGGTATGGCTTTGCATAACGCCCGCGCCGCCATCGCCAAAGCGGAGGGGCAAGCATGAAACTCCGCGCTTTCCTGCGCGGCTTCGTCAACGGATTGACGCTGTTGCCGCTGTGGCGGTGGATTAGGAGGAAGACATGACCAACGCCGAACTTGACACCATGTGGTTCCAAGCGCAGCACGACGCCATCAAGGCGGGTGAGGACTTCACGCGGTATCGTTTCGCCGCCCTTGTCGCCGCAGCAGAGCGCGAGAAACTCGCCCACTGGATGCGCAACTGCGGCTACGCCACTGGGCATGGAGATACCGTCGAAGACCTGCTGGACCACCTCGGAACGCAGATTGCGGAGGGGCTGTTGATGGAGCGTGAGGCGTGTGCGAAGGAGTGCGACGCCGTATCCGCAAGCGCAGACAAATCTGCTGTGAATGGGCAGTACCTAATCATCAGGAATGGGGCTGAAGCTCGTCGCTGCGCCGCCGCCATCCGTGCAAGGAGCAAGATATGACTGACAACGAAATCGCCACCCTGATGAACGAAACCGCAGGCCAGCACCGGGGCGACGAAGCGCACTTCCAGCGGTTTGCCGTTGCGCTTGAAAAGCGTTTCTCTGCGGCTTCAATGCCAGCAATCAAGCTGGCAATGGAGGCAGAGCGCCAAAACGGCGCAATCGAAGAACGCCAGCGCTGCGCCCAGATCGCCCGCCAGTGGGACGTAGCCCACCCGAGCACCAACTTCGGAGGGTGCATCGCCCGTTTTATTGAGGACGCAACACCATGATCACCGTCGAAACTCACGACCGCATCTGCTCCGACCTGCACCAGCAGATGCGCGCGTTGATCGTTGAAAACGAGCGCTTGCGCCGCCGGCTGACGGATGACGAGGTTGGCCGCATTTGGTTTGAGGTTAAGATCCCGGGCCTGACGGAAACCGATGCCCGCAGGCTCATCCGCATGACCGAGGCGCACCGTGAACTGCCCACTGTGCGGTAAGTGGGCCAGAATGTTGGAAACGCGCCGAGAGATGGCGCACACCCGACGGAGGTACGAATGCGCGAATCTGCATCGGTTCACGACTCACGAACGCTTGGTGAGTCCGAGCCTCTCGACCCGGCGGAAGCCTGCACAGAACTCGGAGCCGAAGACCCGGAAACGCTCCCCGAAGCGTTCTGGGTCTGGCTTGCCCTGACGGCAATCGTTGTTACGGTGCTGGTGGCCGACTTGGTGCTGAGATAGCGTCGTAGGCCCGCTCGCAGGCGGCGCCGGCAGCGCCGCGGGCGTCGGCTACGGCAGCAAACTCTGCAGCCGCTTGCGCAACCCCTCTGAGCAGGTTGGTGAGCACCACTCCGGGGTCTGGGGCTGCCTGGCTTCCAAAGGAAGGGTCGGCACGGTCGCGGGTTGGATTGGCGCACTGGGCGGCGATGATTTCGGCACGGCGCTGCAGGCCGTCAGCAGCAGTGCGAGCACGAGCAGCGTCAACAGCTGCAGCGCGGATCTTGGCTTGGGCATCGGTCTGCACCTCCGTGTGCTGGGCTTGCCAGCGTGCTTCCAAGGCTCGCGCGGCTTCGCTGGCGGCAAGGGCCTCGGCCATCAGTTTTTCGCGCTCCTGAGCACGTTCTGCGCGTTCTGTGGCCAGTGTAGTGCGCAGCCGTTGCTCGGATCGCTCGGCGACGTTGAGCTCCCATGCAAGCACGCCGCACGTTGCCGCTAGGCCGACGCACACGGCGCCAAGGATGTAGGAGATGGTGCGGTCTATCATTGGCCGAGGCACTGCCGGCTCTCAGCCTGGCGGCGTAGAGTCAGGCCGCGCAGGGGTTCGCCGCGGAAGCGATCCCAGCGCAGGATCTCATTGCAGGCGCCCGTGTAGTCGCCCGCGTTCAGCCGGCGCACCAGCGTGGAGCCGCAGAACGCGCCCGGGCCGATGTTGTACGCCAAGGACATGAAGGCATCGTATTCGTACTGATGCAGCGGCACCCGCACACATTCCTTGAGCGCACCCTCGAAGCGCTGCACGTCGGCGAGCTTGCGCACCAGCGCCTGCACGGGCTCGATGCGGTCGCCGGGTTTCACGCCGGCAGTCGTGCCGAATCCGATGGTCGGGACGTCGCCCTTGACCGGGATATATGCTTCGCCGCGGTAGCCTTCATGCAGGGCGATGCCCACCAGCGCCGACGCTGAGAGGCTCAGCGCGCCGATGACAACGCGGACGTTCACTCGTCGGCCTTGCCTTGAAAGTGCATCCTGCCCCAGCGGTAGAGCAAGAAGCCGATCTGCAGTACAAGGTAGACCAAGGTGGCCCACAAAATCAAATCGTTGACCTGCATGCCGGCAATCGTAGCACCAACGATGGTAACTGGCGGTGCAGCTTTTGCGGCCTCGGTCGCCACGTCTGCCTTTTGCTGAAGTGTCAGGTTCATAGCTGTTCCGCTGATCTCGCTTCGACTTCCATAGGGTGGTTGCGGTAACCGTGGCGCAACAACAGCCACAAGTACACAGCGTAGTATCGCAGCAACCCCATGCGCTTGTACTGCCGCCAGTGCTGCTGTTCATGCCGGGTCAGCCGCTGGCTGTACATGGCTTCCGGCAGGATGTAGATGCCCCACGGCGCCAGCGCCACGCCTGCGAAGCCGAAGCGGCGCAGGGTCCAGGCGATGATGTGGCGGGCGGGTTTGGGGGTCATGGGGCGAGGGCGTTGACGGGCTGGGGGGCAAGAGAATTGGACCGCACCGGCTCTGCCCTAGGGGCGATCTCAACGCCGGCAGTAGTAGTCACTGCCCGCCCAAGACGCTCTGGCTGCAGTTGCGTAGCAACAGATCCGCCGCCAGTTGCTCTTTGACGTTGCAATTGAAGCGCTTTTTCAACCGAGCGTGCGGCCAAGGCCGGGTCGGTCATTTCGCGGGCAATTTCCAGCGCCAGCTTGTTGTCCAAACGCAAAGCAAGGCGTTTGGCGGTGTTGTTGAACACCGTCAGCGCAACGTTCAGAAAGTTGGGGAGCGGCAAACCAATTTCTTTACCGGTTTCCGTACCAAGGCCCTTGATGTCAATTCCGGTTGCCGCACCAGCCTTGACCAATCGCTCATATTCTCCGCGCCGCAACAGGTCTTGTTGAACCGCGTTTATGTGGCTCAATTGTTGTGGCGTCAGGCCCTTTGTCAACTGGTCAATGCGCGACTGAACGGCATCCGCTGTAGCGCCGGCCGGCAATGGATCGGGGAGCTTAATGTTGGCTCGCTCAGCAATTTCTTGCACCCGAGCGTGACGCGCGGCGTTGACGCCAACAATGTTGATGCGTTGCAACGTGTTCATGCCGGCAGCGTCAAGCACGCGGATCGGGTCGGCGTACTTCTTCAAAAACGCTGCGTGAGCCTCTGGCGTAAACGTTCCAACCTCGCGCGTGTACAAATCTTCAATTCCAGAGCGCATCACGCGCATGGCGCCCGGGTCTTTGCCAAACATCGTGACAAAGTTCTGGGCTTCAGATACGCCGCGCGGTTGAAAATACTTAACAACCACATCTTCCGGCTTGATTTTTGGCTCGTTCAGCCCGGTGGTCTTAAACAGTTGCGCGTTGACTCCCGTCTTAAATTGCGGGACGTACTGTTCTCGGTACAAATTCAGCGCTTCAGCATACTTTTGCTTGGCAGCATCGCTTAGCGTTGTCGATGTAGAAACCGCATCGTCAATGGCGCCGTGAATTTGGCCTAAGTTGCGAAGCCTAGTCGCTGCCGCAGGATCTGAGGACAACTTTCCGGCAGCAATGTCCGCATTGACGGCCTTGCGAATGTCGTCCAGTTGTTGCAGCGTTGCCGTTGGGGTTTCTGGCGCTCGTTGCGCAGTTAGTCTTTGAGATACCAAGCCACGGCCGACAGGCAATGGCTCAGGTTTACGCGCCAACTGCGCCAACTTGCGCACCGTCTCCGGCGCCGTTGATGGATCAAATTCCGACAACTTTTTGCCAAGGATGTCCTCAGCTTGACGCACCACGCTGGCAAGATCAATCTTTGAGTTGCCCGCCTCTTTGAAGGCGGCTTGATAGGCTGGCTCAATGACGTTGGCCTTCAGCGCTTTGCGCTTGGCTTCTGCAGATTGAAAAAGAGCAGATCCCACATCTTCGACGTTTGCCGGCTGCAGTGCCGTTCCCATACGCTGCTCAAGCTGGTTCAGCACTCTGCCGGCTCTTTCTTGGCCTCTGGCCTGTTGAGCACGTTGAGCCGCCGTCGTTTGGGCCTGCATAAATGCGTATTCGCCGGCAAGCCCCGGCACCTCTGCGGCGCGCGCTTGCAACGTTGCAAAGCCCGGAGTGCCTGCGGTGGCGGCAACCTCTCCGGCAGCAGGGATGGCGCCAGGCGTAGCGGCACGCGGGCCGCGCAATGCAGCAAGAATATCGTCGCCCTTGTTTTCAAGCGCTTTCAAGTACGTGTCTAGCTTGATGTTGCCGAGCCTGCTACCGTATTCAGCGGCCTTGGCAAAAGCGGGGGCAACAACGCCTCGGCCTGCGGCCTCTATCGTCGCGCCAGACAGCGTTTCCCGCGCCGTGCGTTCCAGTGCCTGTGGCATGGTCAGCGGCTCGTCGTCGCCGGCAATCAAGCGGTTGATACCGCGTGCCGCGCTGTAGCCCGCACCAGCGCCGCCAAGCATGGCAAGAGGGCCTGCCGGTGTTCCCAAAGCCGCGCCGCCGGCAGTGCCAAGGCCTTCAATGGTAGGCCCGATCATCTGCGCCACACGCTGCCGCGTGGTTGGGCCAGCAGGTGCGGCCGGTGGCGCAACGTAGGGGCCGGCGCCAGGAATTTGGTTCGGTGGCGTTGATGGTGCGGCTTGTTGCTGCGCAGCAAACAGCCTTTTGGCTTGTGCGATAACTTCTTCATCTGAGGCGCCCGCAGGCCCGCGAATCTCGCGGATGTTGCCTTGAGGATCTCGGACTTTGTAAATCTGATCGGCCATGCTCACCTCACCACAGACCAGCCGCCACTTGAAGGCGCGGGTGCCGTAGAACTTGCGCGAGGCCCTGCCGCCGGTCTTGCTGGCGGCGGTGTTATTGGGGCATTCAACCCAGCGCCCTGTGCCGGCATCGGCAGCTCGCGGAATTGCGGGAATCTTTCAAAATCCTCGCCATATTGCTTTTCGTAAGCGTCCTTAATGCGACCCATGGCGGCTAGAGCCTGTTTCTCAAGTGACTCAATTTGCTCCAGCATTGGTGCGACACCCTTGACCGGATCAATTACGGCAATTTGATCCGCCAAGATTTTCCATTCCTGGTTGGCAATAGAGCCAATAGCTCCAGACATTGCCGCCGTAGCTTTGCCCATAGCGGTAATTTTGCCGCGCAAGTTTTCCAACCGCGTCTCAGCTTGTGCTGCAGGGCCGCCAGGAAACGACGGCAGGTATTTGCCAGAATAGCCCGTGGCTCGTTCTAGACCCGGTGCCGTACGCACTTGTTGCGCGCTGTTCAGTGTCTCTTGCAGATTTTGCAGCGCAGTCCCGGCGTTACGGTATTCTTTGGCCACCGCGTCGCGGCGGCGGGCAAGCTCGCTTTCTGACATGGGCTTGCCGGCAGCTGGCACGCCGATGCCGGCGCCGGAAGCTCGGCGAGCTTCTGTTTGACGGCGAATCGTTTCGGGATCTGTGGGGCCGCCGGGGATGGGCCTTACCGCGCCATCTGGGCCAACCTCAAACCCTCTTGCCTGCAAATAGCGCGAACGCCCATCTGCTTGCGTAGCCGGCGCAGCACTCGGCGCCGCCCCGGGCGCCGCACCAGCCATCAGAGCATTCTGAGCCGCGTTGGAGGCAACTCGCTCACCAGTGGTCGGATCTACAAGAATATCGCCGCGCCGCAGGACTTGCGGTTGCGGCGCGACGTCTGGAGCCGCTGGGGGCGGTTCAAACCCCTGCCCAGGCACATACACATTCTTGCCAACCGCAAACGGCTGGGGCCTCACCACGTAGTTGCCAAGTTCCTTGGCCAGTCCAAGGCCCTTTTGCCCCGCACCAGCTAGCTCGGCCATTCCTTCCGGCGTGAGATTGGAGGTAAGCCCACCATACTGCCGGCGGAATTGCTTGTCCTGCAAATCAGCCATCTGCAGTTGCGCGCCCTTTTGCATCAGGTCTTGATCGCCAGAATTGATTAGCGCTTGAGCGTACTTGCCAAGATCCTCGTCTTGAATAGCTCGGCGCATCTCATCCAACGCTGCACTGCGCTGCATCATGCGCTGCATCTCTTGCTGCTGCGTCTGTTGCTGCTGTTGCACCCCCCGCAGCGCATTGATCCCAGGCGCAATCCGCGATAGCGTCTGCAGCCGCGACTCAGGTGCAAACTGCACCGGCTGCCGTTGGCCGGCCATCAAGGGCAATCGGGTGTCAAGTTGCATGATTTCAGCCCCCAACGGTGGTGCGCCCAAAGATGTCTCGGACGAGGCGCTCTTCTTGCTGCCGGTTCAGATAGTTCTGAAACGAGTTCAGCGCCCCGCCGAGAGCTCCAGTGTAAGCCGAGGCGCGGCCCATCCGCCCCGCCGCCAGCGCGTTGGCCTCTTGGCCCATGATGTTGCCGGCAGAGGTGCCGAAACCGGACGCCGCGTTGCCCATTTGGGTGCCGGCAGTCTGTCCCAGCCCCGCAATGTTTGCCAGCCGGTTGTAGGCGTTGCCGTACTCCTGCGACGCCGTATCCTGCGCAAACCGCTGGCCGGCCTTCAGCGCACCGCCCGACAGGAAGTTCCCCCGCGAAGACTGCATGCGCTCCAGCGCTTTCAGCCCCTCGCCTAGACGGAACCCGTAGCCCGGGTCCATCTCCAGCATCTGTTGCTGCGAGCCTTGGCCGCCGAGGCCCATTGCACCGGACAGACGCTCCAGCGCCTTTGTGCCGGCAGCGCGGTACGGTTCCAGCAGGCTTTTCTGGTAATCAAACATGTCGCGCTGCAGCTTCAGCGCGTTTGCCGCAGCATCGGCTTGCGTTTGCGCGGCTTTCTCTGCCGCGTTGGCTTCCAGCACGCCCCCGACGACGCTGCCGACGCCTCCCACGACAGCCTGGCCGACGGGGCTGGTGACGAGCTTGACGGCTTTGTCGAGGAGGCTGCCGCCAGTTGCCCCGGCGCCAGCAGCAACTGCGCCTGCCGCCGAAGCCTCGCCAAGCGTTGCCGGAATCCCCGAGCCGGTAAGGCCGCCCGGGACCATGCCCTCCATGATGCCTGCGCCGCCGGTTGCAGCGCCGGTTGCGGCGCCGGTTGCGGCGGTCGGAACAGCAGCGCCGCCACCTCCGCCGCCAAGGCCCGCCACTGCAGTGCCAGCACCAGTCGCCCCAGCGTTGAGCGCCGCCATGCCTTCGGGCACGCCCATGCCGGCAGCAAAACCGGCATCTGCCGGAATGCCTGCCAGATCAGCAATCGTGCCCACGGAAGGGGGCATTGACGTAATCGCCGCAGTGGGGTCGGCCAGCGTGTTGAATTGGAACGTCGGCGGTGTGACCGCTGATCCCGGGGGCAAGTTTGCCAGCGGCGTCACCGCCGATGTCGCTGTCGGCAGCGGAGTCATAGCCGAAGTGGGCGTCGTCAAGTAGTCCAACTGCAACAGTTCAGTCGGCGTCAAATTCTGGTACGCGCCCCCGGTCAACGCGTTGACAGACGGTGTCGTGGGTGCAGTTGCCGGCGCTTGAACATTGGGCGCCATGACGTTGGTGACGGTCTGGTCACTGAGCGGCGCAAGGTCGTAGACCTGAGTCTGCGGCGGCGGGCTGATCTGCCCCAGCACATCTGACGGCAAGTTCACCAAGTCCGCCGCGGTCAGTGCGCCGCCGGTTCCCCCCAGAAGCGCATTGACACCCGCCATTTCCGCAGCGGTTGCCGGCGCTATGACGCCAGGCGCCATGGCTTCTGCAATGCCCAGTGCACTGCCGGCACCTGCGCCCGCGCCAGCCCCAGCGCCGCCCAGAAACGAATTGATACCCGCGCCAAGACCGGCCAACCCAAGGCCGGCGCCCCAAGTCTTGATCAGCGGCATGACCATGTCGCCGATGTCGGAGCCTTCAATCTTGATGTCCTGCACGCCATCTGGCGTTACAAAACCCCAGTAGGTATTGAAGGTGCGCTTGTCCGGGTGCTTCCAGCGCAGGTCGTATCCCGACGCACGCAGCTTGTCAATCGCCGAGGTTGCTTCTGGCGAGTAGTCCAGTTGGTACTGAGGGGTGAATCCTCCGTTTTCGTCGGGGATTTGCCCAATCAGCTTGGCCTTGAAAACACCGCTTCTGTCATTGGTCATCGAAGCGGTGATCGGGTCAATCGGGCCCCCTTGGAAGCCCATCGCCCGCAACACCTGCTCCCACGGACCAGAATACTTGCCTACGTTGTCTTCTGGAGTCCAACGCGGATCGTCATACGACCAGTATTCAGACGACACTTTTGCCATGATTCACCTCACCCAATCCGCCAGTCGGTGCCGTCGCTATACACGGGGACTTTGTTTGGCCCACCGCCAGCCACAACGGACGCAAACGTCGTCGCGCTGGCATCGGTGACAAAAGCCCGCGCGCCAACCCCAGCAGTAGCCGCTGTTGGCAGTGTACCCACGGTCAGCGTGCCGTGGTTAAAGTACTTTACGCTGAACGTCAGCGTCAGACCTGGCACGCGGAACGACGTTACGCTGCTGTTGCCGATGGTGACTTCGTTGCTGACATCGACTGCCGACACGTCGGCGTCGTAGCCGATCACCGTGTTGTTGCTGCCGGTCGTGAGCGAGTCGCCGGCCTGCATGCCGACGGCGGTGTTGTTGGCGCCGGAGGTCAGGGCGCCGAGTGCGTCTTCGCCCACGGCGGTGTTGTTGCTTGACGTCGCCGCGTCCAGCGCGCGCGCTCCCACGGCGGTGTTATCTGCGCCGGTCACCACCAGCAGCAACGCGTCTTTGCCCACAGCCGTGTTCCGCGTGCCCGTGGTGGCCGCGCCCAACGCTCCAACACCTACCGCCACCGCATCGCTGCCGGTATACGCGTCTGCTGCCTGATAACCCACGGCCACGTTGTTGGCGCCAGTCTGGTTGAGCAGCAACGCGTCGGCGCCGAGCGCAGTGTTGCCCGCCCCCGTTGTTGCAGCGTTCAGCGCTCGATACCCAGCACCCGTGTTGTAGTTCGCCGTCGTAGCCGCCGACAGCGCATCGTAGCCCACGGCCACGTTGTAATCCCCGCTGGTGTTGGCATCCAGCGCTTGCGAGCCGACGGCAACGTTTTGAAAGCCGTCAGTGTTTGACGTCAGCGCGTTGTATCCAACGGCAACGTTGTTCGACCCCGTAGTGTTGCTGTCCAGAGCCGTGTCGCCCACGGCAATGTTGGTGGCAATACTGCCGGCACCCAATCCGACGGCAACGCCGACTTCCTTGGTCAAGTCGAACGGCGCGTAGATGTTGTCGTCGGTCTTGATCAGCGTGCCCAGCGACGTCTGCAGCACAAACTTGTACGACGAACCCGCCGTCAGCCAGATTTGCGCGGGCGTTCTGCCGGCGCTGTCAAGCACGATAGGGTTGGCGTTGGCCGTGCCGCCAGTAGACGACGTGTACGTCGCCGCGGGCGTCGTTGTGCCGGCAGCGTAGGTGTAGATCAGCCCGCCGTTTAGCGGGTTGCCGTTGTTGTCGAAGAACTGGGCGCCTGCGCCTGCGTATTGGGAGAGGACGACTGCCATCAGGGCCTCACTGTTGAATCTGAGTGACGGTGACGATCACGGCGGCCGAGGCGGGCGCATAAGCCGTGGCCGCAGCGGCGGTGAGCGATACAGCGGTGTTTGAAACGGCCCACATGAGCTCAAGGTACTCGTTGGCCTGCAAGGAGAAAAACTCCGACACGGTGATTGTCGCAAACCCACCGTTGCTGTCCAGCGATGAAATGGCTGTGCTGTTGGCGTAGTCGGTCGTCCCGTTCCGGCGGAACCACACCCTGGCGTTCTTAAACGACGAGTTGGTCGAGGTGAACTGATACCGCACCGTGAACTGGTACAGGCCCGACTGAGGCACCTTGAGGCGCGTCAGCGGCGAGCCCTCCAGCGTCACGCCCTCGGCAATCTCCGTGGTGTCCAACGGGATGGCGTATGCCGTGTTGATCACCGCTGCCGTCAGGTCGGTCGTGCGCGTGAACTCGCCGTAGTACTTCTGCTGCTCAATGGTGGGCCGCACGAAGATGTCGCCGCCAGTGGCGTTGGCCACCAGCACCGCGGCTACGGGAATCACGTTGTCAGGGGCCGTGGGCTTGGTCGCCGTCAGCCCGCCAGCTACTGTGGGGCTTGCGTACAGCACGTCGCCCACGGAAAACATGCTGGTGTTGATGCCGCTGACGTTGCCCCACACGCAACACAGGCCCGTGGCGCCGCTGTCAGGCAGTTCTTCGGCCATCACGCCAAGGATGTACAGCGACGGCGATGAGCCGTCAGCCAAGTACGGAGCAACGGACAGCACGTTGTTTGAACCGACGCCCACGAAGCCAACAACGGCACCTCTTGGAATCGTTGAGCCCGTCGTGTTCTGGACGATGGTGTACTGCGTCAGCGCGGCGTTTTCCGTTGCGTTTTGCAGCAGCTGAAAGAACCGAAACCACGCGCGAGTGGTCAGCGCCCCCTGATCCACCAGCGGGTCGCGCTGAGCCGGTACACGCGGCGCAAGCTGCACGTCAGGCGCTCGTCGGGGTAACGGAAAGCTCCGCACCCATGATGGCGATCTTCACCGGATCACTGCCGCTGATCTCGTACACCCGATCCCGCAGCTTGGTAGTCATGCCCAGCCGGCGCCAGATCACGCGTTTGCCGTACTCGCCGAGTTTGCCCATGCTAGCCCAGTGCTCATTGCTCCAAGTGTGGCCGCCGTCGTCGGACCAGCGGAGCATGACTTGCGGGTCGATGTTAGGTGGCTGCATCAGTTTTGCTGAAGCAATGGCCAATTCAGAACTTATTGTGGGCGACGAGGCTCCTGACAGCAATGAAAAAGTTATGTACAAAATGCCGCCTGGCGACGTGAATGAAGTTGTTTTGATGCCGCTATCAAAGCTGGCTGTTGCAAAGGTGTATACATCGCTTGCGTCTGGGCTAGTGCCTACTTTAATGCGCGACCCTGTTGACCCGCTTCTAAAAAATCTAAAAGTCAACGTCACTATTTGCCCGGCTTTTGATGTAAAAGGCGTGTATATATACGCTATGCCGCCCGTGGTATAAAGGTCAATGTTGTTGTTTATTACGGAAAACACGGCATTTGCGCTTCCCGTCCATCCGTTTGTGTTTAAAAACGGGCTACCGGGGTTAGAAACAAGCTCCCTCGGCGCAGGGCTGCCTACAGATCCAGCCTCACAATCCAACTGCAGCGCATGTTGCGCCGTGCGCTTCAAATTGTTCTGTCCCGTAGGCAACGCGCGCCATGACCGCAACCAACGTTGCGTTTCTTCGTTGTCGCTGTAAATCTCGGGGTCAAACGCATAAACGTTGCCATTTTCCCAATCCCCCACCAACACCTGCCCAGCAAAGTTTGCTTGACAGTTGCTACGGTGGCGGCGGTACTGCACGCCGTTCCAGTACGCCCGCTCATGCCACGCGCCAGTGGCAACGTCAAACACCCACGTAGCCTGAGCGGTCGGGAACGTCAACACGTAGAACGAATGCCCGTCCTGCTGGTACGAATAACCGATGGCGTCGTTCAGCACGCCGTACTGCTGAATCTGCCACTCAATGGCGTGCGTGCTGACGCGTTGAGCGTTGTAACCTTGGTTGCGGTACACGATGCCGTTGCCGCGGGCGTCGGAGCCCAGCCAGAACACGGCGTTGTCCAGCTTGGCCACGCTGTACGGCGCAAGGCAGCCGGTTTCCATGAACGCGCCTTCAATGCGCGCCAACGGGAAGTCTGCCAAGCCGGCGTTGTACCAAACCTCAACGGTGTTGTTGCCGAACAGCCACACCTCGCGGTGGTCGACCATAAGCGACACAATGTTGTCGGGGTTGCCCTCAGCGCTGGCAAAGTCCAGTGGGTCAATGGCAGTGCCGTCAAGCAGCGAGGTCACCCACACACGCTGGCTGTTGGGCTCGTTGAAGACGAAGTAGCTGTCCAGATAGCCGACAGTGACGGCGCCTGGGAAGTCAGGGTCCGTGACCTGCGCAAACACACCCGTGTTGGCGTTGTAAATGAACGCGCTCGGGTTGCAGGCAACGAACAACTGAATGCCGTTGTCGGCCATGCTTACCGGCCCGCTGCCGTTAATCAGGCCAAGCTCAGTGACGGCAAAGTTGCCGTCCACGCGGTACAGCTTGCCGCCAGAGGCAACGTACAGGAAGTCCCCGAATTTCCACATCCCACGGATGGGGCCTTCTCCTACGGTCGCCGCCAGACGAAGCCCCGGGCACCGCTGCAGAAACGCCGCTTCCTTGCCCCCTTCCGGCACAACCTCTGGATACAGGTTGACCATGCGGTTCGCCGCAGCGTTGAGGCTGCGGGCGACGTAGGACCCACCGAGGATAGGCGTCTTCACGGCGTGCCGGCGTAGATGTTGAACCGCTGCTGACGGCGGTTGATCAGGTTGTACGGCAGGCTCATAATGTCGTCAGCGAAGTTGATCCGCTTCAGATCGCGCTTGGACGCCATCGCAATGCGCTGCACCGTCGGCGGCGGCTCAACGCCAAACTCGTTGGCAATCTCAATGGCCAGGTTGTACTTGAAGCACCGCAGATAGCCAGGCGGGAACACCAGCACTGTGTTCAGCGTGGCGGGCTGCGAGAGCTCCTGCACCGAGACGAGGTGGAACTCCAGTTCCCGCGTGGGCACCGGGTACACCGTCATGGTGATATCCGGCATCTTCATGTTCACCCACATGCTCTGCGGGTAGGTGGACGTGACGGTCTTCAGCGCAATGCCGTTGTACTGCTGCTGGTTGATGAACATCAGGCCGTAGCTGATGCCCGTCGTCGGGTCGCGGAAGTAGCAGGAATCGTCCAGTTGCACCGGGCGATTGCCGACAAAGTCCCCGCTGGGGCCGAGCGTGCGTTCGTAGACGTTTGCCGGCCAGTTGAACACCTGGTCCTGCGTGGAAAACACCGACAGGCGCTCGATGCTCCACGAATCCAGCATCTGGTTCAGTGCCGTCAGCGCGTCCTGCGCTGTTTCGGCCGATGGGGTTTCGCCCTCGGCCAGTTGGCCGATCAGCCGCAGCGCGGCATAGATTTGGTCACCGGCTGTCGTGGACATGCTCGGGCTCCTTGCGACGGCGCCTCCCGAGCATGTGGTTCATGGGGACAACGGCGTCATCCCCGGGCTCGTCGGGCTCACCCGGAGTATACCGCTGCCAACCGTTTTGTTCGTCGTATTCTGCCTCGGCCTCCATCGTGGCGATTTTCTGGCCGTGGCGGGGATGCTCAAGGTAGATCAGGGGCACAGGTCGCCTCCAGGTTGCTGGCGCAAATACGTGTGAAAGTTGCCCGGGTACGATTTGTCCGCGCTGTGGTGGTCAAGCTGCAAATCCGGCACAAGCCAGGCATCGCCGCCGCATTCTTCCCAGCGCCGGCAGAAAGCGTAATCTTCGCCCCACCACACGCCCTTGTGCGCGCCGTGGTTGAACAGATCCACGCTCATGCGGTATTTCTCGCCGTAGCACAGATCCGGGTAGGCGGTCATAAAACGGTCCACAGCGGCCGTTGTGACCTTGAGGAACCCTGCGGGCAGGAGTCGCGCTTTGATCGCGCCATCGGCCCGTACAACGGGCGTGCCGGCAGGCGTGCTGTGAATGGTGCCCATGTAGGACACCTCGTCAGCCTT